TAGTAACTTATCTTTGTTTCTCTGCTTAGTGATGCTACGCTTTGCCCAGAAGCTACTAAAGTAAATACCTTGCTATCATACCAGCGCATCTCACTAAGTATATTGTCTAATTTCATTTTATTTTTTGCGTATTCTTCTTCGTCAATTGTGGTTTCGTTTAATTTGTTTACAATAGTATTATATTTTAATAAATTTTGTTTCTTTTTTTGTGCATCATTATCTTTATAGTATACGTCATCAATGTATGCTTTTAACATTCGTGCCTCTTTCTTGTGGGTGTTTAAGTAAATACCTCGCAGAACTTTATAACAGTAGTAAGTATTAATGTCGTTATTGTACCATAGGTCTAAGCCTTTTTGTACATCACATATAAGCTGGATGTACATTTCTTGCACGATGTCCTCAGCAAAGCTTGGCTTACACCCAAAGGATTTTACAATACCTATCCAATTTTTGTGCTTATTGTAAGCAAGTTCTACAAGTGATTTCATTAACCTAATTTCTCTTTAGTTGTTACAAAGTATTTTAAAGGGTCGTATATCTCTCCTACTACAAATGGCAGTCCTAACTCGTTTACACTAAAGCTAAAGGTTTCAAACGCATAGCCTCTTGACCTTTTACACTTAACTGTTATGTTATCCTTGTGTACTGAATTAAGTTCTAATTGTATTTGGGTTTCCGCCTTTTTCTCAAGGAACGAGCCTAAGTGTCCAGTAGGTTTTTCGCTTCCGTAATTGCTATGTATTACAGTAACTATATGACAATTAAACTTGGCACTCCACTCCATTATTTTTTGTACACACAAATTACTTTCTTCTAAGTTGTTTACATCACTAACTAAATCAGCAATACCATCTATAATTACTAAACCATTTTTATCTACGTTCTCTTTTAAAATGTGTTCTATAAATTGTATTCTTGTTTTGTAGTTTATAGTTCTTAGTGCATAGGTCTGGTAGCATCCCACATCTTGCACATTAGCCATATCTAAAACTCTTTTAAATACTCTTTGGCTATGCCAGTGTCCTTGCTCTGTATCAAAATGTAAAAGGCACTTACCATCTCTGTGTCCTCTGATGTTACCACCAAAGTTGTTACCACCGCTTAAATATACTGACGCTAATAGTGAGGCAAAAAAGGTTTTCTTACTTTTAGGCGGTGCTTGTACAAAAGAGAAATTACCATAAGTTCCAATAGGTATAGGGAACGTAATATCTCCTTTTGGGGTTTGTATTGTTTTCTCTCCATAACTCAAAGCTGTTGGTGGGTACTCCATAACTTCAGTAGTGTCAATAGTACACTCCTCTTTTATAAGTTCCATTAGCATTTGCTGAGTTGTTTCTTGTTCGTTCATTTATTATATGTTTGTTTTTGTTTTAGTAAAGGTATAAAAAAAAGGGGGTTAAAAAACCCCCCTTTAATTAAAATGGCAAATCTGCTTTCTCAGTAGCTGTAACTGGCTCGGCTTGTGGCTCTCTTTCTGCGAGGACAATGTTGTTGTTAGTCCATAACACCTTCCCATTGCCTAAGTATTGGCGTTGCTTCTTTGCCTCTCTTTCTTCTTTTGACTGTGCCACATATACGCTTGTATTGTTTCCGTATCGTGTTTCATCGTTTACAGCCATTGTAAGATTGACGTACACTGCGCCTTCCTTACCAGCGACAAATTTCTCCTTAGGGAGTTTATCTACTCTTAAATTAAAGTTTATTAATGCACTCATAGTTTATTTATTTATTTGTTTATTTATATTAATCATAAGGTTTTGTATTCTGTTTTGGGTTTCTTAAAACTCTCGCTTTCATCCTCGCCAAACACTCCTAACTCATAGAAGCCAGTTAGTTTAAGGACTGCTCTGCTCATAGCACGTTTCTCTGCCATCTCCGCAACGTACCAAGAGTTAGTGTTGCCGTCTTTGTAGTTCTCGCCTTTTAAGGCACTACCAAAGGTTTCTATGCTTTTACCGTTCTTTTGTGCAAGTGCTTTAAATACTGCAAAATTAGGCTCACATTTTATAACCTCAAAATTAACTACCATTTGCTCTAAGGCTTGTATTTTGTCAATACCTTGCCTTGTTATGATAGTGTAGTGCTGGTGCTTAAAAAAGTCCGATTTGTCTAAGTTATATTTTTCGTAAAGTTCTTTTAGTTTATCTCTATTCATTGTTCTGTGTTTAAGTGTTCTATTTCTATTATTTGTTCTAAGTATTTTACTCGTCTTTCTAAGGCTTCTATTCGTGCGTTTAGAAAATCTATTGTTTCTGTGCTTCTTGCTCGTTTAACGTCTTGGTAATGTGTCATATTATAAATCTTTAAACATTACAAAAGGGTTGTCAACACCTATAACAAATTTAATATCCAAAATAGTACTGTATCTAAGATTGTGTATAAAACTTTCTTCTTCTAAATCGTTTGAAATAGATGCAATAATATCTGGGTATTTAAGGTTTACTCTGCTAAGTTCTTCAGAGTATTGAGGCTTTAGCCTATCAAGTAAGGAAATCATTTTATATGTCATTGTCTTTGTTTTAAGTTTTCCCAAAGCTACAAAAAAAAATTTAATAAACAAAATGTAAACACTTAAGCAACAAAAAAACCACCCTTTACAGAGTGGTTTAATTGGGCTGGTTAGCCATAAAACAAAAACATAGAATATTAAGCAAAGGTAAGTATTATATATATATCTTAAAAGTTTTGATGCTTTTTTATTTCATTTAATTTGTCGTTAAATTCTTGATATATTTCTTGCCAATCTGCATCTGAAAATTTTATCATACTTCTTGAGGTCTGTAATAGTTCTTGTGATAGTTCTTGCCCCAAAGCTATACTGTATTCATACTGCCTACCATATTCAAACCGATTGCACTTTCTACATTGTGCGTGTACGTTCCTTTCGTCATACCTTGTGATTAGATACTTTCTACTTATAAAGTGTCCCGCATCACTTTCAGAAAAATGTATCGTTTTACCACAGCTTACACATTCACAATAACCAGTATTGTTGTCTACATCTCTACGTCTTATATATTCGTGAAATACTTTATCTATCTTATTCTTCCAGTATTTTTGTGTTTTTTTAGGCATTGCCCCAAATTAGAATAGACCTCAGAAGTCATTATTTTATTATAACTGTTTTTGTTTCCCTTTCTTTATCTGTTTATGTTTCCCTAAATATATATCTATTTAAGCATACCATAATTCTATAATAAAAAGCTCAAAGTTATTAATTAAATTTTAGAAAAAAAAATAGAATACTACTTTTTCCAGTTCTTAGTTATTTTCTCAGCAGAACGCATACCAAAATAACCACCATAAACAAGTAGTAAAAGTGAAGAAAGTAAGTCAATCCAATTTGCGTCTATTTTAAAGCCTTGTAGTGAACTATCTAAAATTATGTATATAAATAGTGTAAGCGTTAAAAAGGCAAGTGTAAGGGGTCTTATATTGCGTGTAAGATAGCTGTCAGTGGCGTTGTCGCTTACCCATCGCTTTGTGGTTTCTTCAATCTCTTTGTTTTGTTGCTCGTGTATTAATTGCTGTAGTTTTATCTTGTCCTCTGTAGATATGTCGGACTTAGTTATTTCTTTAATCGCTTCGCTTGGAGATATAACGCCCTCAAGCACATTACCTAAAGCTGGGTTAATTACCTTTGCAGCACCGAGCAAGAGCCTTCCTACTGTCGTATCTTTAAACTTCTTCTTAGGCATTGTTGTTTTTTCTAAAATCCCATCGTGCTTCTGTTCCTCTAATGTCTATGTGTGTAAAGGTGTCATACCTACCTAAGCCACCACATTTTATAAACCCACCTTGTTGTAATTTCTCAATGGCATTTGCAACCTCGTCTGGTGTAAAGTTTTTTACTACTATGTCTGCTGCCTTACCTTGCAAGTGTTGAGATTTTAATGTTCCATTATTTATACCATTCCAAGCCTCACATCTGTAAGCACTATTTATTTTTATAGGCTCTTGTAATTCATCCCTAATAATTTGTAGATTTTCTGCGAGTTCTTTGATGTTTCTATATACATCATCTGAAAGCCTACAATAACACCCCTCAAGATTGCCTTTGCACTCAAACTCGCTTAGATTAAAGTTCTTTGTCAGCTTCATTCTTTTTCTTGTATGTTGCGTATATCTTTTGAATTGTATAAACAATAGAAGCCAAAAGAAGTATAATTTTAAGGCTATTTTCCACAGCAGTAAAGCTAATTCCCAAAGTAATTAGATTAAATAAGTACAATCTCACGTCTTGCAAATTCATAACATTATTGCTTTTAAAAAAGCATTCCATTTAGCAATAAGATAAAATTGCAAGTTTTCTATTTTGTTAGCTAAGTATCTAAGTCCTTTTACCATTACATTTTATTTTTTTGATAGTCCACACCAAAAAAGCTGTGTACTCCGTTTCCATCTATATTACCTACTGCATTTGACTTCCAGCCATAAGGGTGTTCATCTAAGCCTACCCACATAACATCTAAGTGATACTTGTTGCTAAGTACTGGTGCTTTTATTTCTTCGCCTTCTTCGTCATACTCGCCACGCTCTAAAATAATATGACCCAATTTAACTACAGCGTGTGAGTGTGTAGGGTACTCGTTTCCATCTTCGTCTTTATTTACTCCTAAGCCCTCTATTTTAGCTTCAGCAGTTTTTTGGTCTTTAAATTCGTATTTTCCTATTTTCATAATTATGTTGTTAAACAAGTTAGTTCTGCGTCTGTTAAGGCTTCTTTATATACTGCAAGGCATTTTATTTTTCCGTTAAATTCAAATTGGTCGCCTCTATTTGTTTCAAAAACAAACATTCCGCTGGGCATAGTACCAGATGTGTCTGTTGCTACTTCACTACCATTAAACCAAAGTGCCATATCATTAGCCTTATATTTTAAAGCTATTTTATTATACTGTGTCAAATCTGGTGCTGTATAAGACAATGTTGCTTGGTTTACACCACCATCAACAACAAATCCTTTTATAACATTGCTTGTTTCATCCCATTCTAAACAAATCCTATTGCTTAGCGAGTTGTCAGTTAAAGCTATGTTTCTTGTAGTTCCATCGTTAGCAAGTGCAGCCGCTTCCACATATAAAACACCCTCTGACGAGTTTATAAATTCCAATAAACCACCACTTATAGCTGACGAAGAGCTTGTTCTTGTTACTGTTCCACTTGTAGTTGGTATGTAAGAAGTAGCGTAAGATAGGGCTTCAATTTGTGCATTTGTTACAGAGCCACTAACTGTACAAGTTAATGTTCCGCTTGAGGGCGTGAAACTCAAACTAACTCTATTATTAGCACCAGTACCATTAATTGTGGCACTATGTGTACCACTTAAAGTAATTGAGCCAGTACCATAAAAAGAAACAGTATGACTTGCAGCAGTTGTAGTAACGCCTTGTGTTGATAAAGTAGCTGAATTTAAAAATAAATTTGTTGATTGAGGCTCGAACAAAATATGTCCTACTCCACCAGTATAGTCAATTCTTGGTAACGCAGCATCAACAGTTTCTACATTTCCACTCTCGTTTACCCTTGTTTTATTAGAACGAGTTTGAGTTGTAAAGTCGGCTTTTGATATTTTTTTCACAATTACATTATCTACCGAGCCAACAAAAGCTGGGTTTTTTCCACCTGGGTTTACTCTAATAGATACAGCAGTATTTCCATTAGCTCTTATTATTTCTGTGTAAGTACCAGCCTCAGTTCTGTTTGTGCCATAAGCATCTGAGCCACCACCAGTAAAACCTATGATACAAACACTGCCAGAGGTATAAGAAGTTATTGTATAAGTAACTTCATAATCTTGTAGGTTATTAAATGTTCCATCTATGGTTTGTGATAAAAGAGAAAAACCACTCTGTGAGCCATCAGAACTTGCAACCCCACCACTAATAGACCATCCATCTCCTTTAGTCCAGTTGCTGTCAGTAGCAAAATCTCCATTTACAATAGAGTTATCTCCTATTGTTTTTGGCGGTTTGACTGGAAATAAAGTGTTTTCCGCATAGGCGGTAGGTGTCAGTATTATACTTGCTTTACTTAATAGATTACTCATTATTCACAATTTTCTAAAGATGTTAATATTGCAGTTGTACCAGTAACATTCTCGTAATACGTTGCTCTGACTTGTAGGGCTGAGAGTAAATCTGGTATTTCACTTGTTACCGAAAGGTCGTAATAAACGCCACCCCAGCCATTTTCGTTTGGATTTCCCCACCAAGTTGTTTCGTAAATTTTTCCGTAACTCATAATTATGTTGTTAATTCTTTTAATTCTGCACCTGTCAATTCAGTATCGTACAATCTAAATTCTTTAATAGAGTTTCTTTTGCCAGTATCAGCCGACAACCTCAAAGCACCTAAAAGAACGTCTGGATAGTCCCAAGTAACAGCATCTGAACTTGTTACAGTTACAGCACTTAAACCATCGAAAGAGTATTTAAAATCTGTTTCATTTTGAAAACAAACTGCAAACTTAAAAGGTGTTCCTACCGATAAAGTATGTGATATTGAATTTGATGCACTTGTATCGGTATCTCGTCTTACAATTTTAACTGTACTTGTATTTCTGAGCAGTAAAGCTAAGTAATAATTAGCATTTGTATCTACATCCTTCAACAAAGAAAAAGCATAGCTGGTAGAAGATAACTCATTTGGTATAACTTCTCCGTAAACTGTAATAGGGTAGTTTGATGGCATAGAGGAAAAATCAGCAATTTTACAAGTTTCTAAGTTCCTTGTAGTTGAGCCAGAAGATAAGTTAGCAATGTAGCTTGATAGACCACTTTCTTCAAATTGTAAACCCCAAACAAGTACTGAACTACCATCTCCAGTGTAATCTACATCAGATGTACCTTGTTGTAATTGCACAAAGTAACCGCTTGTGTGTGTTGCGTTTGCTGTGGCTGTTATACCTATTCTGTACCAACCATTAGGATAAGTTTCAAATAGTTGTACATCCCCAGTAACAGCTTGAGTATCTAAATTAAAAGAACCGCTAACACCCATAAAAGCACCAGCATTTATAAATATAAATCTATTGTCGCTTTGTTTTTTAACGAACAAACTTAGAGTATATTGAGTTCCACTTGTTGTAGATAGCACACCACCAACATAAAATCTATGTCTGCTGTTGTTTGTATCTTCTTTTAACTCCATAGCCTTTTTTTCTCCAGTAGGTGCTATTGAGTTATTATCTGTAAGTGTTCCGCCAGTTACAGTTTTACCAGTAGACAGTTCTGAGTATTGTTGTGAGTTTGTTTTGGATGGCTCTAAAAGTAAATTAGGACAATCGCTATTTAACCAATCAAGCCTTGGTACAGTTGTAGCAACAGTTTCTATAAGTCCATCCTTACGCACTCTTGTAGCTTCGCCAGTCCTTGCAAAAGTAAAGTCCCCAGTACCATCACTTGGCAATACAGAATAAACCTTTGTGGCTTTTTGTCCGCTTGGTATTAATGTTAAAGTAGGTTTACTCATTCTTTTTCTTTTTTATCTCTTGCTTTTTTAAAGTTTCAAGAATATATTTTTTTAGTTTACTAAGGTTTGTTTCTTTTACCTTGTATCTCATAGTACCCAGCCTTTAAAGGTTGTGTCTGTGTCTGGGTCGATGTCCTCGTTTGTGTTCGTGTTGTACTCTGGGAACAAGTTATCGTTAAAACTTAAATAATCTACTAATCTTGTAGAATAGTAGTTAGCGTATTCTCTCGCCTTAGATACTAAGTAATCTACTTCGTTTTTATCTACGTTCTGAGCGGTTTCGCTTGAGTGCTTAAACACACCACCATTTTTTATTTGATAAGCTGCAAAAGGGATGTAGTTCATTTGTGCAAACCATATCAAAGTAGGCTGTACATAAGTGTTTACTAAGCTTAAATAATTACCAGCCAAAGACCCAGCAACAATATCAGCACTTATCTTATTGTAGAGGTCTGTGCCTAACAAGTTTTGTATGTCGATTTGCTGTGCGACCTTAATAAATTGTATAAACTTATCTGTGTCTACATTGCCATCAATTATAGAGTTTTTAACTAAGTCCGTTCTGTTTATAAATAGTGCTGTTGCCATTAGTTCTTAAATCCTATTTTGTTCCAATATTCAGCGGTATAACCTTTATACTTCATATCCTTTGGTGCTACTGGTACTTTCTGAGCGTTTGCCTCTGGCTTGAAACCCCTTGACCTTGCCTCTGACGTTGTAATTGCATCGCCTAAGCCTTTAGCACCATCCTTGCGCACATACGTCTTTCTAAGCCATTTGTGTTGGCATCTTGCACCGCCTTTGTATAGCCATATTGAGTAAGTATCGCTTCCACCCTTACCAAAACCAGCATTAACTACCTTTGTGTCCATTGAGATAATATCTTCCTTGCGGTAAACCTTTTTAGCATCTACCATCTTTTTACAGAAAGGTCTTGAGTTTGCGCTGTATCTTTGTGGGCTGTACATATACCTTACTAAGAAAGTATTACCTTCTTCAGCTTCTTGTTTGCTTTCGCCATCTTGTTCGCTTTCTCTAAAAGGCTTTGCGCTACCAGTACTTACAAACTCCCATATTTTAGCAAGTGTGCTTTTTTCTTTTGGTTTGTTTAAGTCCGTTATAACCTCGTCTAAGCCATCTTCTTCGTCATAGTTTACCTCTCGCTCATCCATTACGTCAAAGTCGCTTAAAAGGTCTGTTTCGTCCTCTCCTAAGTCAATTAAGGCATCTGCTATATCGCTACCTAATTCCTTTGGCAAATCTTTGGCTAATTTTACGCCAGTTTCTTCTTCTCTTGTTTCTTCATCCTCTACGTTTTCAAGGTCTGTAAATTCAAGCGGTTGTAAGGTCTTAAAGTATAGTTTTAAAGAGATATTATTAAAAGCTAATATACTATCAAAGGCATCTATTAAAAGGTGCTGAAATGGTCTAATAACTGTGTTATCCATAAGCACCGATGCAGTTTGTAGTTCATCTGCATTATTACCCAATCCAGTGCTGTCTTTAATTCCTAAAAGCATAGGACTTACAACTCGGTGTGCCACCATTATTTTTTTGCCACTCTCATCGCTCAAGAATTGGTATTGGTTATGTGCATCACTTAATTGTATAGGCTCTATTGTAGCTTGGCTCTCTGCGTTATCATTGAACGCAAGTATAAACTTACCAGCGTTGCTTGAGCCACTAAATTTAGAGTATATGCGGTTTTCTAAGTTTTGTCTTTCTTCAGCGTTTGGTGTTCCGTTGTTAAAATTAATCAACATTGATGGGGCTAAACCATTAAGGATGTTGTTTAAGTGATAGTTAGATATTTCTTCTTCTAACTCTGCGTACTGTAAACCACCTTGATAATCTGGGCTTGAATAGTACTTATAACCCGCTCTGTAAGGCTTTATGTAAATAATCTCAATACTCTCATTTGAATAGCCAAAAGCTGGTATGCGTTTTAGTTCTGTTCTTGGTTTTACATTACTCCAATCATCACTATAATAGTAGCCAGTTATTTCGCCCTTCTCGTTACACTTCTCTGCTCTTAAATTCTCTACTGGGATGTGTTCTACTTGTGCTATTGTTTTTCTATCCTTAGAGTAAATAACTTGTATTGAGCATTGACCCATAAGTTTTAAATCGTAACACAACTTGCGCACACAATCCTTTTTAAATAAAGTAATCATTTTAGCGTAAGCCTCTGGCTTTCTATTGCTGTCTAAAGCATCTAAGCCTTTGCCGTAAATCATTTGGCTTACACCATTAATAATAGCGTTGTTTGTAGGACTTCCGTTGTAGCGGTCTATTAGGTATTGGAAGTAGTTGTTGTCGCTTCCATACGCTACCCATTGTTTGTTTGATTTCTCTACAATCTCTGGACTTGTGTAACTGCTTAAATTAACTATTCTTAAATCGTTCATAAAATAATATAATCGTTATCAAAGCTATTCTCTGTGGTGTATTCGCCACTATTAACAGAATAGTAATCGTTGTTAGCTTGGTTTATAGTTTGGTCTGTGCAAAATACTTTGTCTTTGTAAATTACAGCAGCACCATTCTTTACCTCAAGCATATAAAAATCGCCCTCAGTTAATGTACCGAAAGCTGCTACAAACGACATATAATTGCCATCTGTTGAAGCGGTAGGTGTTTTATTTATAGTTGCGCCAGTACTTTCACTTGTTAGGTTTATAGTAATTGCACCGCTTACAAATTGACGTGGTATAACCTTAAAAGTTTTATCGCCATTAGTTCCTATAATCTTCATACTAATATATAAACAAAACTATTTTATTTTGCGTAAAAAAAAAGCCTCTCTAAAAAGAAAGGCTAATTTTAAACATAAACAAACTACTATGCTGGGCTTATTGGTGTAGCAGAAGCTATATCTGGTACAGTACAGAAGAATGGTGGAAAAACCTCAGTGGCAACCGCAGTCAAAGTAAATCCTTGTAAATCTCCAGCAGCAGCCCCAGTAACGATAGTTCCGCCAGTGATTTCTGCGCCATTATCTCTACCTAATAGTAAATACTTAGTAACTCCAGCACCATTAGGGTACAATTCTATAACGTAATGCGCACGACCTCTATTTAAGAGTTTAATTTCTTCTTGTGTCGCTACGTCTAAAACTTGAAAGGTTACATTTAAAGTACTTTCGTAAAAAGTAGTTCCGTTTTCTCTACTTGATGTTACAGTAGTTTCTAAAGAACTTAAACCGCCCTTTACTTCAAACTTAAAGAACTCAGCAGAGTTGTCCGTAGGTAGTGTTATAGTACCACTACTATCGCTTAAAGCAGCAATGGCAGCACTATAATCTAAGATGTAAATATTTTTAATTCCAGCAAAGGCGGTCTTACATCCAACCCCTCTACCTTTTGTTATTGCACAAGCCATATTTTTTTAGATTTAATAAAAAAGGGTAGGCAGTTTTGCCCACCCTCTTTATGTTGATTAATTTAATTTATTAAGAATAAAGTACGATGTCGCCTCTAACTCCGTATTGTACCCCAGCAGTGTAACGCATTACTACACGCACATTTTGAGACCCATCAAGGTCTGCCATATCAATTACTTTAACTTCGTTTCTATCATCTAAAAGACCAGTTCCAAAGAATAAGTTTGACTTCTGAGCCAATATAGCTTTGTTGTTAGCCATACCTTTAGCTACAAAGATGTTGATACCTTCAAAAGATAAAGCACCACCATTGTACCACATTGTACCTCTACCATCAACACCATTGCTTCCAATAGTAGCAGCAAAGCCACCTAAAGCACGAATGTAAGCTTGTGCGATGTTTGAAGAAACGTAAAGCGTTAAATCTTCTTTTCCTAAGATAGTTGAAGGTGCAGCATCTACAATCTTCCCTAACTCAGCGATTACGTTAGCACTTGTTACAGTTCCTTCTGCAACGTCAGCACCACCATCAGCAGTTAGTAAAGCATCAAAGCCATCAAAATTTCCTTCTCCAGAAGCACCACTCCAAATAGAAGTTTCAGTTGCATTAGCAACCTCAGCAGATACTCTTGCTATAACATAGTCAGAAAATAAAGGAGGTAATTCGTCAAAGGCAGAAAAACCCATTTGAGCAGCTTCCCAATCTGCGTGTAATTCTTTTTTACAGATTTGTAGGTTTACTTGTAGTTCAGTTGGTGTTAATACTTTCTCAGTTAAAGTAAGAGTTGAAGTACTATCATCAAAACCACAATCCGCAGAACGTACCAAGTTAGCAAAAGCTCCTACTTTCATAGCAGCTTTGTACTTGATGTTAGGCAAGATTGTTACAGCAGCAGCGTCAAGCGTTGATGCAGATAGAAGGGCAGCACCTAAGTACTTCCCAGCAAATTCTCCAGCATAACTGGATGATGTAATAGTTGGATTTGGCATTTTATTTAATTTTAGTTGTTAATTATTTTGTTCATTACTCTATCAAGTGTGCTTAATCTTCTTTTGTTAGCAAACTTGAAGTTTTGTTTTGTTTGTACCTCTGGGTTAGCCTTGATTGGCTCTGCAGCTGGTTGGTTTAGTTCCTCTTGTACTTCTTCTGGTACTTCGCTTAACTCTGTTTTTTCGTGTTTAGCAAGTTCCTCAGTCATAAGGTTTCCAAGTTCGTCTGCACTCATTTCTTCCTTTGGCTCAAGCATAGCTTTAATTTCTTCAATCATTTCTTTAACCTCAGCAAGTTCTCTTTTAGTAGCGTACATTTCTTCTTTTTCTTCTTCAAGTTCTTCTTTCGCTTCTACTTCTTCTTCTTCTTTTTCCTCAGCTTTAATCTCGCCTATAATACCTTCTTCAGCTACTACTAAAATACGTCCATCTTCCATTTGGTACTCCCCAACTGGCACAGCTACTTTTTCGTCATCAGTAACGATAAAGATTTCTTTACCAGCTTCAAACGCTTCTGCCTCGAGTACAGTTCCGTTTTCTAACGTTTGTTGTGCCAACTTAACTTCTTCAGATAAGCCTACAACTTCTTTGATTTTACTAATCATATCATTTGTATTCATATTAATATATAAGTGTTAAAAATTAATTTTGCATTTTCATTTA